ATTTTACAATATCTAAATTTTTAAAAACAAAGAATTAAAAAAATCTAATAAATAATAAATTTAATCCAAATTAAAGATAATGAATTTCTATCTAAATTAATGAACAGTATATAATATAAATATAAAATTTTTATAAAATATTTTTATTAATATAATGAATTTTATAAATCCAAAAACTGGTAGAACTATTAATGAAAATTCAAGAGGATTCAAAAATATTCTAACTGAATTTAATATTAATAATAATATTTTAGAACCTAAAAATAAAAGTAATTATATTTTTTCTAAAGTTAATAAACAATGGTATAAAAAAGATTCTAGACAAGGTAAAAAGATTTTAAAAAATTATACTATTGATAATGAAAATATTATTCAAAATTCTAATAAAAGAGTTAAAGGCATTAATAGATTTATTAATGTAAATAATAGAAATATTTCTAAATATAAAAAATTAGGATATAATTATAATAAAACATCTAATATTTTTGAAAGACAAACTAATCAAATAATTTTTTATCCTAAATATAATAGAGAACCTGAAAGGCAATCTTTAGATGATTTTGATATTCCTTTTATGTATACTTCATTAAATAATAAAAATCTTGGTTATTTTTATATTCATACAGTAGATGGTATTATTGAATATTATTCATATTCAACATTTACAATTTTTCTTAAAACTCTTCAAAATATATTTTATAGATATTATGTTACGTCAATTGTATTTAATGAAAAATCAAATGAATTAAATTGGGGACCATCATACGATGGTGAAATTAATTGTGTTATTAAAGAAATTCAAAAACATTTTGAAGAAAATAATTATAAAACAGAAGCTAATTTTAATGAAATTATTAAAATTTATGAAGATGGTGTTCATAAAGATGATTTTGAAGAATTATCAAATATTTTTAAATTAAATATTGAATTTAATGTAAATGAATATACTTTTAATTTTGGTAAATCATTTATTAAACATAAAAAAAAATTAGTTTTAACTTATAAAAATAATCATGTTATTAAAAAAGAAACTAAATTTATTTCTATTGATAATATTCAATTTGATACAGAAATTTATACAAATCTTGAATCTGTATATGAATCATTATCAAATGAAGAAATTGAATCATATATACCTAATGTATTTTTAAAAACTAAAGATACATTATATAGAAATAAATATTCTGATAATATTGATTTAGAACAAGAACAATGTTATACTCCAAATCAATATTATACAAAAATATTTTTTAAACAAAATCCAGAAATTAAAACTATTTTACCTAATAATCCTAATTTAGATTTTATTAAATCAGTTAATCATCATTATGCTTTTCAATCTAATATTCAAAATAAAGGTTATTGTTTAGATTTAATTAATGCTTATGGTAATACTGAAATTTATGATGATTTTACAGGATTTCCAACAGATTTAGATATTGCTTTATCAGATTTAACACAAGAAAAATTTATTAAATTTATTAATGAAAATGAAGGTTTAGCATCTATTACTTGTGAATGTATTTTTACTAATAAAAAAATTGATATTACAGTATCTTTTCCTTATGTTAGATTTAAAATGAAAACTCAAAAAATTACTATTCATCAAATTTTGATGTCTTCTAGTAAAATTAATAAAATTAATTGGAATAAGGATTTAATTACTTTTGGAGATGATAAATATAAACAAAGAGCATTTCATAAAGTATTAGGATCAATTGAATCTACTAAATTAAATAAAAATTTTTGCACTATTGATCCTATTTTATCTACTTTTTATATGACTAGTCAATTACGTAATGGATTATATTCTTGTAATGAAAAAGTAGATTATATTAAACAAACTTATGCACCTCATATTAGTATTTATATTCATATGTATGTAAATATTGAAATTGAGAAAATGTTTATGAAACTTAAAAATGTAAATAGAATTTGGGTAGATGGATTACATATTGATTATATTCCAGAATTTGAATATAATAAAAATATTTGGAAATTAAAAGAAGAAACACGTAATTTAGAATTATTAACAGAAGAACAATCATATCATGAATCAAAACCATTAATTCATTATTCTACTAAATATAATAATTTATTAGAAAATACATCTGATAAAGTAAATATTTTAGGAAAAGGTGGATTTGGAAAAAGTTGGAATATTAAATCATTATGTGATCAATTACCTAATTCTATTATTTTATTACCTACACATATTTTAAAAAAAGGTTATAAACAATATAAAAATAAAATGACTTATCAAAAATTTATTCATGAAAACTTTTTAGAATCACATAAATATACTTATATTTTCTTAGATGAAGAATCTATGGTTAATCAAAATGATTTTGATAAAATTATTAAAAATGCTACTAATTATCATAAAATTATTATTGTTGGTGACAGAGGTCAATTAAAACCTATTAAAGGAATTCAAATTAATAAATCTGATTTTACTCAAATTGAATTAACTACAAATCATAGACAAGAATCAGAAGAATTTAATAAAAAATTAGATATTATTCGTGATTGTAATAGAAATATTGCAAAAAATAAATTATGTGAATTATTTCCTCAACGTATGACTACTGATGAAGCATTAGAAAGAAATATTCCAATTTTAACATCTACTAATGATGAAATTGATAGAATTAATTTACAAGGTTCAAATTATTCAAGTGAAATTAAAATTAATTCACCTATTATGTTTACAAAAAAAATGAAAGATATTTATAAAAATCAAATGGGTATTATAACTAATATCGATGATAAATATTATTATATTGATATTGATGAAGATGAAGAATATAAATTATTAAAAAAATATATTGGAAATATTAAATTAGCATATGCTATTACTTATCATAAAATTCAAGGACAAACATTAAATAAACCTATTGTAATTAATACTAACTTTTTATTTGAAAAAGAAATGATTTACGTAGGACTTAGCCGTGTAGTTAATGAAAATTTAATTTATATTTTATGCGATAATTAATCACTCCATAAAAATTTATCAGAAAACCAACCAGGAGAATACATTTTATTTAATTAATTTATTTTTTTATTTTTTATATCTACTATAATATACATATATGACAGACACAGACACGATGACTACACTAATTGAAGAATGGAAAATTATAGATTTTGGAAAATATAAATCTAAATCAATTGATTATATTTTAGAAAATGATATGAACTATGCTAAATGGATTTTTGAACATCCAACATTAACAGTAGATGATAATGTTCGTAAAATTTTAGAAAATATATTTAAAGATAAAGATGAGCACTATTTAAATTTTGGTAAGTATAAAAATAAAAGCTTAACTTGGATTAAACAAAATGATAAAAAATATATTGATTATCTTAAAAAGAATGACTATGTTAAAAATAAAATGGAATCATTATTTAAAGCTCTTTAATAATCATATTCATAATGGTCATCAGCAAATTGATAACTATCTTTAATTAATTTAATTTTTTAAAATATATATTATATCTATTATATATATACTAAGTTTAAATTTAATTATGCCTTACATTCAAGTAAAATTACAAATTACTCCTAAGCAACAAGCTCAGGCATTAAAAGGAGCTAAAATCCGTTTATCTGCTGATTCTATTGGTAAAGGTCAAATTGTATTATTACATCCCTTAAATGCTAAAAAAATAGCAAATGCTAAAAATGGTATTAATCTTGAATTATCACCAGGTGAATTAATGCAGACTGCAAGCTATCATAATATGGTTCCACCTCAACCAGAAGGCTTATCTGGTTCAGGTATTTTTGACTCGATTTGGAGTGGTTTAAAGTCAACAGGTAAGTGGTTGAAAGACTCAGGAGTTGGATCTGTTTTAGCCGATGTAGCTCAAGGAGTAGCTACTCCATTTGTTGGAGCTGATATTGCAAATGCAGGACGTCAAATTCTTAAAACAACTACAGGAGTTGGTTTAAAAAAAAAGAAAATGGGGAAAGCTGGCAGTGGCCTTTATTTAGGTAAATCAACTGGTGCTGGATTATATTTGTAAAAAGTAATTCAATTTAAAGATAAAAATATAGTTAATTTTAATTGCGAATGTGGTGGATTTATTTCTAATAAACAACATTTAAATCGTCATCTTAAAACTAAAAAACATATTAAATACCTCAATGATAAACATCTTTAAATAAACTATAATAGTCATCATTTGATTTATTATTAATATAATATAACCACAAACAACATAAACCTCCACAATCAGTAGATTCTAATGTTTGCAACTCTTTATTAGTTGAAGCACGTTTATAATCCTTTGGAATTGATAATGGTTTTTCTTCTGCATAACTATCAAAATATATTTTTTTTGTTGTATTCAGTGCCACCCAGTGAGATCCATTACCAATATCATCCAAGTTAATTACATAGTTTTTAATCATTTTATTCTTTAAATATTTTTTTACTTCTCCTTTTCGACAAACTATAACATTCTTTACATTTAATTTATGTAATAAACTATATAAATCTCGAGTACTTGTAGTTTTAGTAAAATCAAATTCACTATGTGAATTTTGTCCTCTGGTTTCCATATTTAAAATTGATAAGTATATTAAGCGAATTAATTTATTTATTTTTTATATTTTTTAAATATCATATTATATATAGATAATATTAAAAAAAAGATGTCGTCAGATGGTGATATTATTGCGTTTCAAAATTCAGTAAATGATAATTTAGCTGATGCTACTAATGTCCATTTCAGCGATAAGAATTATACCTTTATTACCGATTCTACATCCAATAGTGGGTCTTTTTCAAGTGGACAAATCCAATTCGATTTAAGCACTTTAAACAGCCAGAGCCAATGGATTAATTTAAGTGAAGCTGTAATCGAGTTTCCAGTTAAAATGACCGCTCAAGTCATTACTGCTGCGACTGGTACAGTATCGCCTTTAACAATTGCAAACACTGCAACTACTATTATTAAGAATGGTTGGCACCAATGGATCGATGCTTCTCAGCTAATTATTAATGGTCAAACTATTCAATCATCGCAACCTTATGAAAACGTTGCTGCAACGTTTCGCATCCTATCTACTTGGTCTCAAGATGAGCTTAAAAAATATGGCAGTACTTGCGGAATTGCTCTTGATGATTGTACTTCTGATACTACTAATCCAACTGCTGCAACTGGTTTAAATAATACAACTTATGCAACTGTTGCTGCTGCTGTAAAAGGATTTGATTGTGTCAATAATCAAACTGTATTAAATAATAAAGGTGTAAATGCACGAAACAGTATGATTAATAGTGATATTAATCCTGCTTCTGCTTCTCTTCAAACTACGATTTTAGGAGCTTCTGCTATGAAAACTGCTGGTCGTTCTCACGTATCAAGTTTAGCTGCTGGTTCTAATACTGCTAATGCATACTTTTATTCAGCCAATTATATGGCAACTGTGCGACTCAAAGATATTTGTGATATTAACGATTTTCCAGCAGTAAAGAACCTAAAAGGCTTCCTTTACCTATCGTTTAATTCCTCTCAAGTAAATCTTACTGGTACTGCTACTTCAAGTGTATTATCTTCTGTTTCGATTACTCCTTTAACTGGTCGTACAACTCCATTTATGATTAATAACACCGCAACTGGTTTAGTTTTAGCAACTGGTTCAACCGGAGCTCCTACAGTTCAAATTGTAGGTTCAGTCGATGCTACAACTACTGGTCAAGGAACAAATGCTGGTCCTCTTTTAACTAATGCTCGCTTACTTGTTCCTTACTACATTGCTAACCCAAAAACTGATTCTGCTTTAACTCAATCTTCAAAATTCTTTACTTCTCTTGAAAAGATTGTAAATCCTTTAACTGTAAGCGCTGGAGCATCCGTAAATTATACGATCTCAACTGGTATTCCTAATCCTCGTAAATTGCTTTTACTTCCTATGTGGCAAAATCTTGGTGGAGTATCTAACCTAACTAACCCAGAAGTAAGTCCTTTTGATTCTGTTCCTGGCACTTCTGGAGCTTTTGCAGGCCTCGCAAATTTGCAGGTATATTTAGCCAACAAGCCCTGCTATCAATACCCAGTTCAGTATGATTTTGAGCAATGGATTAGCGAGAATTCACAATTAGGACTTAATGGTGGAGCAATTAACGAACAAACTTCAGGATTACTCACTGAGCAATTATTTGAACAAAATCATCGTTTCTACTATGTAGATTTAAGCAGACGTTTAGAAAGCGAAGATGGTGCTTCTAAGTCAGTTCAAGTCTCCTTTACAAATCCTTCTGCAACTTTTGGTATGAAGGTAATTGCTATTGTTTGGTATGAAAAACAATGGATAGTGAATACCGCCACTTGTAGTCTCTCAACTGTTTAAAGTAATAGTTTAGTATAATTAAGTTAATTTTTTTCATATTAAAGATAAATTATATAATATTATATAAGCAAAATGAAGATTGGTAAAATTTACAAAATAATTCATACACAAAGTAATATTTGTTATGTTGGTTCTACATTTGATGAATTAAGAAATAGATTTAGAAAACATAAAAATGATTTAAATTGTAGTATTAGTAAATATTTTACTAAATTTGGAATTGAAAATTTTAAAATTATTTTAATTAAAGAATATGAAGTAATTGATAGAAAATGCTTACAAGCATTTGAGCAACTTTGGATTAATAAATTAAAATCTATTAATATGAAACAAACTTTTAAACCATTAAAAAAACAGTTTGAAAATTTAAGATTATTTCAAATTGATAGAAGTGATTATCATAAAAAATATTTTTGTATGTACAAAAATGATAATAAAGAAAATTATATTAAAAATAAAGATCAAGAAAATTTTAATTGTGAATGTGGAGGTAAATATACTTTTCAACATAAAAAAAGACATTTAAAATCAGAAAAACATTTATCTTTTATTAATAAAACTGTTAAACTTGAAAAAAAAGCAACAGATAAAATTAAATGTATTTGTGGAAGTATTTATTCAAGAACTAATAAAAATAAACATATTAAAACTATTAAACATTTAGAATTTATTGAGAACCAATAAATAATAATAAAAGATATTTTTTTTATAATCATTAATATATATAGAACCAACGGACTAAACAATTTTTAATTGTTTAAGTAATTGAATTATAAAAATGACTAATAAACTTTTATATTATGCAAGTCTTGAAAAACATATGAATTCATATATGGATCAGGTTAAACAAACTGAATTAAATGAACAGTTTCAATTAGCACAAAACAAGATAGTAAGAGAAGGTGAGTTAATGAATTTATCACAAGCTGATATTATGAATAAACTAAAGCAACTACAAGAAGATTTAAAAAATCAAGTTGCTCAATCTATTATTACTCCTTTATCTAAAACTAATGCTCCAGAACTTGTAAAACAAGAAGAAAAATATACTCCGATGACTTCTAATCAATATGAAAGTATAATTAATAAAAAACCAACTATTAAAGTTGAAAATCGTAGAGGATTAATTGATGAATTAGATAAAAAATTAAAATCACGAAAAAAAAATGATGTAGAAACATTATCTAAAATAGCAAAAAATGAAAGTGAAAGAGATACTAAAAAAACAATTAAAACACTTTTTCAACAAGAATTAGAAGCAAAATTAAAAAATAGATCTGATACTTCTAGTCAAGCAACAACTGCTTCTACTACTTCTAGCGCTACATCACCAAAATCATTTACAAAATTACATCCGGCTCAAGCAACGGCTCAATTGAGAGCAGAATTTACAGCAAAAGGAAAAGATTGGCCTTATGGGAAAGGAAATGTTTCTTATGCAAATATGATTAAGGCAAGAGAACAATTAGGACAAGGATTAAAAAAAAAAAGTAAAAAAATATACGTTAATATATAGATAATGAAATCTCAAAATATTAGACGTTTGAAAAATAAATTTTATTTAAAATATTATATGATTAAAGCAGGCAATGATTCACCACAATTAAAAAAAGAAATGGATGATTTAGTAGCTAAATTAGAAAAATTACTTAAATGAGCTAAATAAGATATATACTACTAAGTGTATCTTAGATTTTTTTTTGATATTTAGTAGTTAGAATTACCAACTAAATTTTTTACTTGTTTAAATACTAACTTAATGATTAAATTTTTATCAAGTATATTTAGGATATAACCATTCTGGTCATAAAATGTTAATGTTATTTCACGGTGAGCACCAATACACGGAACGAACTGTTCATAATTTGGACTTGCATTAATAATTTCCCCAATATTAGAACCTTGATTAGTAAATACGTGTAATAATTGAGAATTTGCACTAAAAGGATTGTAAATACAAGATAATCGCATTTGAACAGCACTTATAGGATTTACATTAGGAGTATAATCACTATTTTTAGTTTGAGTTCCAGCATTTGTTGCAGAAGTTGGATAAGTACCAGCATTGAATCCAACGATATCTTTAAAATTATTATTAGCAGAAATTGTTATTTGATAATGTTGATTAGCAGAAGCTGGAAAAGTCATACCTCCAGAAGTATAACCTGCTGGCAAAGAAGTAGGTAATGGAGTCGTATTCCACTGTACAGCATAACTAGTAGGTGAAATACTTAAACTAGCATAATATGTATTAACTCCGCTTGTATTATTAGTAATGTAATATCCTCCTTGAATTAACGTATATTGAAGAAAGTTATTTAAATCACTTATATTATATGCACCATCAGGAATTACAACGTTTAATGTATCACTTCCACCATTTTTAGGAATAGTAAGAGTAAAAGCATTATTATTTAATGGCGAACTATTAATATTATACCAAGAATAATAAATATATGCTTGACCTACAGAAACTGCATAATCATTTAAATCAATAGTAGATGATAAAGAGACTTTATAAGTATTACCATTTACGTAGTTAGTATTATTAAAAATAATTGGAAAAGACATTTTTTATTACTTTTATATAATTATATATATAATAATATATAAATTAATTTTATAAATAAAATATTACCAAAGGTAATACTCCGTATTATGTCTAAGCTTATAAATTTTTATTCTCAGATAAAAGAAGTAAAAAAACCAAATCCACAATATGAAATCCATAAAATTGAAGTTCCTTTTCGTATGTTAGTTTGCTGTAGTTCAGGCTCTGGAAAGAGCAATTACGTAATGAATCTCTTATATGAATTTCATAATACATTCCATCGTTTAATTATTATCACAAAAGCTCCTGAACCACTATATACAATGCTTGAAAAAAAATTAAAAGATAGAGTAGAAATATACTATGAAGGTAATATGCCTGAATTTGAAAAATTAGAACCTGACCAAAATGGATTAATAATATTCGATGATATGGTTTTGACTCCTGATAAAAGAATTGGAGAAATGTTTGTACGTGGAAGAAAGCTTGAATATAGTTCTATTTATATTTCACAGTCATTTTTTGGAACTCCTAAAATTATACGTCAAAATGTTAATTATGTCGCATTAGGTAAAGGAATTAATAAACGAGATTTACGTATGATATTAAGTGAATATTCAATTTCATTAAGTGTAGATGAGCTAGAACAAATTTATTTTACAACTACTAAGGAACATATGAATTTTATGTTGCTTGATCTGCATAAGAGAAACATTAGACATAACATAAAAGATATAATATATGAATTTTAAATAAGACCTGCTGGAAGCGGTCAAGAGCTTTTATTCGCTCAATCTAGATTTATTTTTATTCGCTCAATCTAGATTTATTTTTATTCGCTCAATCTAGATTTATTTTTATTCGCTCAAACTATATTTCACATAATATAAGTATTATAAAATTATGGATTCTTTACCTCCTGCTTGGAACCCTATAAAGTTTAATACAAGTGCCTTTCAGGGTAAAATATATTTAACAAAACAAGAAGCTGATGGATTGTATTTATCAATAACATCTGGTAGAAATTTAGGATTAATTGATGGAATAACTCCTGGAATTGTTTTAGCATCAAAAGCAGTAATTGTAGATTCATCTAAAAATATAATTGGATTTAATAACATTACATTAACTAATTCTTTAACACTCTCATCATTAACATCAACTATTTCATTAAGTTCAACACTATCTAATTCTATATCAACCTCAGGTGGTATATCAGTTGGAGGTACATTATTTGGAACAACACAAGCATCATATCTAACTTCTATAACAACTGGAATAGCACAAGCAAATAAAGCATTAATCTTAGATTCTTCAGCCAATATAACATCAGGAATTAATTCATTGACTTCATCAAACCTTTTAGCTAGTTCTAACATTAGAATTGGAACCTCAACAGATACTTCTAGGATGTTATCAATGCTTTCATCATCACAATCTATAGGATCAAGTAATTATGCTGTATCTTTAGGTCAATCAAATACAGCGAATAATCAAGCAGAGTTATCATTCTATTACGCTGGAAGTGGATCAACATCAAACAGATTTGAAATTGGATTTGCAGCTAAGCTTCCAAGAGCTTTATACGTTCAAGCAAATGGTTTTATTGGAATAAATAAAGAAATACCAATTATTGAATTAGATGTAGCTGGTAGAGCATTAATCAATAATACTTCTTCAGCTTCTACTTTAACTCCAGTAATACAACTTTATAATTCAAATCCTGCATCTACAATTGACATTCCAATGTATTTAGGAGTTAATACTAATGCTGTTTCTTCTACACAAGCAAATTTTGGTTTTATTAACTTTGCATATCTTGGAGATCAGAATACAACTAGTAATAGACTAGACTTAGGATTAGGATTCACATCTGGAGTGCCAAATCGAGCATTAACAATATTATATAATAAAAATGTTGGTATTAATAATACTTCTCCAGCAACTACTTTAGAAATTACTGGAACTATTAGATCTAGTGGAATTGGTTATATTAATACGCCAACTACTAATTCATTAGGATTTTTAAATGTTAATCAAAGTGTTTATTGCTATAACAATGGAAATAGTTCTCATATGCAATGTTTTACAGATGGAATGCTTCAACTAGGAGCTAATTCAACTAGAATGAATTGGACCACTACAGGTCAATTAGGATTAGCATTAACTCCTAGACTTAGTTATATTATAGACTGTGGAACTACAATGAATTCACAGACTATATCACTGTTTAGTAATGGAACTTATGCATCATCAATTGGTTTTAATGATAATCTATTTATCTGTACTGGAAACAATAAGAATATCAATTTTTATAATAATGCTACAACCACTACTCCTCAATATCTACTTTCAACTATATATGCAAGTGGTGCTCTAGATGCTTATTCAAACATAATTTCTAAAACTGCTGGAATTCATGCTTATGGAAGTTCTATTGACAAGCTATCAACATTTGGAAATGGAATACATATGGATTGGGCAGGTAGTGGTTATAATGAAGGTCGTATTTTTAGCTATAATTATAGTTCTTCAACCTCATATCCAACTAGAATTCAAGGTGTAGTATTCGATGTTACTAACTATACTGGTATCTACTTAAATTTGGGTGTTTATCCTTCATATCCACTAGATGTTGCATCAGTAGTGTTATCTTATAGTGGAAGTTATGGCTACTTAAATTCTAGTGGTAATATAGGCACTGGAACCAATACAGGTTCAGTTAATGTTTCAGCTAGATTTCAAGGTAGAATATTTGTTCAAGGTGAAATTGATGTATTATCAGACATTAGATTCAAAAAAAATATTGAAGATATTGATGAAGAAGAAGTTAAAACATTTATGTCATTAGAACCAAAAAAATATGAGTTAAAACGTAATGGTAATAAAGAGTATGGTTATATTGCTCAAGACATTGCTAAAGCTGGATTACATAGATTAGTTCAATCTCATAAACAAGATAACCTCCCAGAATATAATGTTGATGGTTTTCACATTGAAGCTAACACAGTATTAACTGTTGAATACAATAAAATTGTTTGTTTACTACATAAGCAACTAAAAGCTAGTTTAGATAGGATTAAAAAAAACGAGACTCACCTCGAAGAGGTAGTCAAGAGCGCTATCGCGGCTCAAGAAGCTATTGCAGAGCTTAGAGCTTTATTAGATACTAAAGCTGATTCTCGAAAGAAGCGTACTTAGCCGTCAGGTATCTTCTCCTATGTCTACGACAATGGAGTAGTGGCTACAAAAGATAAATAATCTGCCGATTAGAAAGATAACTTTCGAAATCAAGGATTTACCGTCGGTATGGTCGCAAACCTACTGACTAGTCAGAGCGGTTAGCTCTTTCGAAAGATAACTTAAATATATATATCACATATTTTTTTATTTGTACTAATATACTTAAAATGAGAGCTCAAGGGTTAAAAAAGAAAAAAACGATTAATAAATTAATTGACAACTTTGAAGAGGATAATATGGCTGATTCTAATAATATTACAAATGAAAAACAATTAAACAAAACTATCAAAAAAGTTATTGCTCATAATAAAAAAATGACTTTGAAGCCAATCGATACGAGACGTTTATTAAAATAATTAATTTTTAATTAATTATCTTTAACTCAATATAACTATGAAATATTGTGTGCGTAATAAAGGGTTTTCTATTGAACCAAAAAAAGAAGCAGTTAATGAACCAGTTAATGAAGTCATAAAGGAAGAGCTTGCAAAGCTCAAGAAGGCCAATGAATTGGCGCTTCAACCTACTAATTTAGAGTTAATAATTAAACAAAAAAATTTTAGACAGGAAAAGTATTTAGAGTTAGTTAAACAGTTTATGGAAGAACATTGTGAATATGAATTTATGAATATGATATCTCATAATGATATTAAAAATGCTTATAATAATTTTATTAGAAATAGTAATGATGCTGTTAAAAATCTAAATATATCATTTGCATTAACTCCAAAGGATATTAGTAGTTTAGATAATAGATTTACTTATAAACGAGTACATATTTGTAAATCTTGTGGTAATCGTCAATTTACAGGATGTTGTGATGATTATCATATTAAAAATAGAACATCATTATATTTTATGATTAACATAAAATTAAGACCTGCTGGAAGCGGTCAAGAACTAAAAAAATAAATTAATTTATTTTTCTTCGTTCAAAATAGTCTTAATATAGTTAAAATGATATTACAAAATCCAGAAAATTATATACTTTTATCTTTTAGACAATCTAATACTAAAAATAAGAAGTATGATGCTATTTTAAAGAATAAAATTACTAATAAGACTAAAATTATACCTTTTGGTTCATTATCTTATGAACATTATGAGGATAGGACACCATTAAAGTTATATTCTAACTTAAATCATTATGATAAAAAAAGACGTGAATTATATAAATTACGTCATCATAAAGATATCAATAATAAATTTTCAAGTGGTTATTTTTCTAATAAATATTTATGGTAGCATTAATATAAGATGGAAATCGAAATGTTAATGTTAAATTTAAATGCAGTTATTTTTTATAAATGGCAATTTAATGATAGTCTATTCAATATAGCAAAAAAATTAGTGTCGTAAGCAACTTTTAATAAAATCTTTGATTTTATTAATCCTTTCGGGGTGCTATTGACTAATTTTTTTTTTGATAAGTATATATGTGATAATTTTAATGTGATAGTTTGATATACGTATATATACATATTTTTTTTTATTTTAAATATAAATTATTTAATTCTATGTGCTAAAACGTTTCGAATTTGTCTATTCTTATGAAATTCATCATTATAATAATTATAAATATTTACTCCTTTATTTATTAATTCTTGCTTTTCTAATTCATATTCTTTTATGAATTTATAATTTGTAGCGTCTTCTTCTAATTCTTGAATTTTGTTATCTTTTTGTTTTAATTCTTTGAGTAGAGTAGCACTCTTGACCTGCTCTTTGAGCAAGGTCTCATTTTTTTGTTGACTCACCCATAGGGTAGTCTTGAGCTGAGCTTTTAAATCTTCGATTTCAACGCCCTGGCTCTTAATAATTAAAACTTTTTTTTCTAATGTCTTATTAAGATTTTTTACTTCATTCTTTGTTACATCAAATAACTTTTCATTTTTAATATTGACTTCATGTGCTTCTATTAAATCTTGTTCTGTACTTTTATATATATCTACTAAATCATTAGATTTCTTTAGTAAGTCTTCATATAGTTTACAATTTCTTATATTTACAATTTTAATTAATTTCATTTCTTCTTCATGTTGAAAATTTTGTTTTTGTTGTAATTTTACAATATCTTGTAAAATTTTTTCACGTTTACTAATTTTATTATCATGAATATGACAATATTCTTCTTTTGATTTCTTTTTGCATTTTTCACCGTTTGCTTTGATATGATTACACATATTGTATATATATACTGTTTATATTTGTTTAAATAAAAAAAAAATATAATATACTAGCTAAATATATATTTTAGCTAGTATTAATATAGAGTTGATGTTTATTTGTTTTTAAATGTTTAGATTTTCTATCATATCTAATAATACTACCACAATCACAAGTTATTTTTTTTGCATTATATGATTGAAAATAAGTTTTATATTTTTGATAATGTGATAATAATTCTTCTTGCATTACTGCTTTATTATTATACCACCTTATATTTAAATATAAATTAATAATCAATTGAACAATCTTTAATACAACGTCTAGAACATCTTTTATGATCAATATAACCATGAGTATAAAATGTATAATTTTTAAAAGTTCCAAATGTATAAATAGGCATAAATATATCAATATGAGGAATAACATATAAATATAGTCTTGCTAAAATACTATCTACATTATTTTCTTGTAATATAATTTGTTGAGCAACTTTATTTATTATATTATAATATTTTTCAGATTTGGGATTCATATTTATATTATATACTGTTCATTAATTTAGATAGAAATTCATTATCTTTAATTTGGATTAAATTTATTATTTATTAGATTTTTTTAATTCTTTGTTTTTAAAAATTTAGATATTGTAAAAT